ATGGGATTTAATGGACATATACGAAAGAATCTTTGGTATTAAGCTAGAGTCTTCTAATTGCCCCTCATGCTGGCGAGATTACATTTCACAAATTAGACAAGTTTACAACGTATTTGAAGAAGAGAAATAATGGAAAAGATAGATAGAAGAGGAGGAGCTAGAGAGGGTGCGGGTCGCAAATCTAAAGCAGAAGAGCAAAGCCTAGTAGAGAAGCTAACACCATTAGAGCCTAAAGCGTTTGCGGTATTAGCACAAGCATTAGAAGACCACAAAGACTGGGCGGTTAAGCTATTCTTTCAATACCAATACGGTATGCCTAAGCAAGTGGTAGACCAGAATAATACTCATACGATTAATGACTTTGATATAAAAGACATTGTTAAATTCAAGTGATAGAACTTAATAAAAAATATGTTCCCCTGTTTAACGAGGCTAGTAGATACTTCGTTATTACAGGGGGTCGATAAGTGGGTCAGGTAAATCATTTGCTTTGAACTCCTTTCTTTTGCTTCTAACGTACGAAGTAGGACACGTAATACTATTTACTCGTTATACCTTAGTCTCGGCTCACGTGTCAATTATACCCGAGTTTGTGGAAAAGATTGAGATGGCGGGATTAGAAGCGGACTTCTACATTACCAAAGACGAGATTATTAACACTCGTACAAATTCAAAGATTTTATTTAAGGGAATTAAGACCTCTAGCGGAACGCAAACCGCAAACTTGAAGTCTTTATCGGGTGTGACTACGTTCGTGCTTGACGAGGCAGAAGAATTAGTAGACGAGGACGTATTTGACAAGATAGACTTCTCGATTCGTAATAGTTATAGACAAAACAGGGTTATATTAATCTTAAACCCAACTACAAAAGAGCATTTTATCTATAATCGATTCTTTGAGGAGAAGGGAGTTCAAGAAGGCACGTCACTTACAAAAGGAGATACTACCTACATTCACACTACATACAAGGATAACATAGATTACCTAAGCGAATCGTTCCTTAATCAAATCGAGCTATTAGAGAAGACTAATAAACGCAAGTACGAGCATACGATTTTAGGAGGATGGTTAGACAAAGCCGAAGGGGTAGTATTTACTAATTGGAGATTTGGAGACTTTAACCCTGATAATTTACAAACCTCTTTTGGTCAAGACTTTGGATTCTCAATAGACCCGACTACGCTAGTAGAGGTAGCCATAGATAAAAACAAGAAGTGCATCTATATTAAGGAGCATTTGTATAAACCTAAGCTAACTACAAGCGAGATAGGGCAAATTAACAAGCGAGTTTGTGGTAAGGGCTTAATAGTTGCGGATAGTGCCGAGCCTAGACTTATTGCTGAGCTTCAATCTCAAGGGTGCAACATTATAGCAACCGAAAAAGGAGCGGGAAGTATTACCGCTGGACTAGCACTTATGCAAGACTACGAATTAATCATAGAACCTAACTCACAAAACATTGGAAAAGAACTTAATAACTACATCTACTCCGATAAGAAGTCTGGGCTTGTGGTCGATAACTTTAACCATGCCATCGATGCCATACGTTACAACGTCTTCTATCAACTTTCAAATCCCAATAGTGGAAAGTATTTTGTCTACTAATACAAAAAACAACAAATAACGTTTATACATTATGAAGCTAGAATTAAATATTCCTACGCATCTAAACGAAATTAAGTTGGCTCAATACCAACGATTTTTAAAGATAGCCGACCAGAATGAGGATTCGGAATTTTTGCATCAAAAGATGGTGCAATACTTTTGCGGGGTAGATTTGCGAGACATTGCTAACATAAAGCATAAGCAAGTAATGGAAATTACGGCTTCAATAAGCTCAATGTTTCAAGTATCTCACAAATTTATACCTCGTTTTAAAATGGGTGGTGTAGAGTTTGGGTTTATTCCTAACCTAGACGACATGACCCAGGGCGAGTACATGGATTTAGATACTTACATAACCGACTGGCAACAAATGCACAAGGCTATGGCGGTACTATTTAGACCCATTAAAAATAAAGTGTCGGACAAGTATTCAATAGAGGAGTACAATGGCTCGATAACCTATTCCGATGTAATGAAACACGCTCCTTTAGATGTTGTTCTTGGAGCGGTGGTTTTTTTTTATCATTTAGGGAACGAATTATTGAAGAGTACCCTGACTTATTTGGAGGAGAGTCCGCAAGCGATGGCTTTGATGAACAAGCACAATTCGGAAAGCGGTGGGGATGGTATAACTCTATCTATGCTCTCGCTAAAGGAGACATTAGACGATTTGATGAAGTTACCAAGCTTCCTTTACGTCAATGCTTAACATATTTAGTGTTTGAGACACAAAAGAGTAATTTAGAAATGAAGATTATTAAAAAAATCAAATAGATGAACGGATATTATTACGTAGTAAACACAATAAAGGATTACTTAAAGAACACCGACTTTATTAATACGGTTACAATAGGGGATATATTTGGTGTAGACTTGAACAAGCAAACGATTTTTCCTTTGTCTCATATCATTGTAAACAATGCTACGTTAAACGAAAATACTACTTCTCTAAATGTTTCTATTTTATTCATGGATTTAGTAGACGAAAGTAAGGAGGAGATAACCGATATTTGGCTAGGCAATGATAATGAGCAAGACGTATTAAATACGCAATTAGCTTTAGCATCTCGTTTAACGAGCGACTTAATGAGAGGGACTTTATTTGCTAGTTTAGTACAGGTTTTATCCGCTCCTAGTGCCGAGCCATTTGTAGATAGATTTGAGAACAAGATAGCGGGATGGACTCTTACTTTTGATGTTAGCATTCCTAACGATATGACTCTTTGCTAAATGGAATTAAGCCAAACACAAGCAACAATTAAACGATTTAGAGACTATGTCGTTTCTCAAGCTAAGGCTAATTTAACTAGGCAAGGTAAGAACGTAAGTAAGTCTTTATACAATAGTATAAAGGGAGAAATTGTAAGCGAGCAAAATTACTCTATTGTAGGGTTTATAATGGATGAACATGGGGCTTACCAAGACCAAGGGGTTAGAGGTAAGTTTAGTAGTGCTAAAGCCCCTAATAGTCCTTTTAAGTTTGGTAGTGGTAGTGGACGAGGTGGAGGGTTAACTGAGGGCATACAAAAATGGGTAAAGCAAAAGAGAATACAATTTAAAGATAAGCAAAGCGGGAAGTTCTTGAGTTATCAATCTACCGCTTTTATAATCACTAGAAGCATATTTGCTAAAGGATTAAAGCCTAGTTTATTCTTTACTAAACCTTTTGAGAAGGGTTACTCTAAATACATAGATATAGATTTATTAAAAGCATTTAGTCAAGACATAGACACAATAATAGATTATAACATTAATAAGAAATGATAATTTACGCTAGAAGTCCTTACTTTATTGAGGTAAACGAGACAAGCCAGTTAGGCTCAAAGATTGAGCTTCGTATTTGGAATAATCCAGATACCAAGCCTACCGACCCTACATATACTTTTACTAAGTCTATTGCTTCTACTACAAATAGAAAGAACGTTTACAATATTGCGCCTTATGTAAAGGAGTATATTGAGGCTATTACACCTAGCGACAATACAGACTCAATGCTTGCGTTAGTAGAAGTTAAGCGTTATAAAGAAGCCACTCTAGGAACATACACGCTATTAGATACTACTACCTACTATTCAACTGGTGGTTATACTAATTACTCGGGTGGCTACAATCAATCCGGCTCTACCGCAGATATTCTTGTACTAGCAAACACTAGCCTAGAGTATCGCTACGAGGAGGGAATTACGGACTATCCTTACGTTAATGTTTGGGCGGATAATTCTAGTCCCGCTACGCTTACCGTATCCTACAAAGATTTAAGAGGCCGTAACGAAGTGGTAAACACTATCACTAGAGATGGAGCTAAGCTTTACAAAGTGCCTTTGAGAACCTCTTCAATTAAGTACGATAAGGGTAACACTTGTACTATTAATTGGAAGCCTACCGGAGAATATATAGACGAAAGCGTTACTATTAACGTTATGCCTATTTGTGAGCCTAAGTATAATCCTATCGTATGCCAGTTTATTAATCGTTATGGAGGATGGCAATTCTTGACATTCTTTAAGGCACAAACGAATAGCATTCAAACGCAAGGCACTACGTTTAAATTATTGCCGGATGCGGTAGATTACAACGTTAATAGAGCGGAAACAAAATCTTTCAATATAAACGGAAGCCAAAGTATCCGATTAAATACGGGTTGGATTCCTGAAAATTATAATGAATTGATTCAAGACTTACTTCTTGCCGAGACGATTCTTTTAGATGGAGTTCCGGTAGAAGTAAAAACTACGGCTACCGATTTAAAGACTAGCTTACGAGATAGAAACATTAATTACGAGATTCAGTTCGATTATGCGTTCTCACTTATTAATAATGTAGTTTAATGATTAACGTACTTCTTTATATTTATGACGATATTAGTGCCGAGCCTCAAAGGGTAGAACTCTTTTCGGATGAAACTATTAGCGTTACTTCAAGCGTTCAAAATGTAAACGATATATCTAAAGTCTTTACCGATTTTAGCCAGTCTTTTACTATCCCTGCAACTCCATATAACAACCGAATTTTTAAGCATTGGTATGAGAACTCATTAGACAATGGATTCGATGCTAGAACACGAAAGAATGCGTACATAGAGCTAGACTATGCTTCATTCCGTAAGGGCAAAGTACAACTAGAGAAGGCGAGCTTTAAGAATGGACAAATAGATAACTATCAAATTACTTTCTTTGGTGCTTTGGTTTCGCTAAAGGATACTTTTGGAGGCAAGTTCTTAAAAGACTTAAACCTAAGTGCATACAATTTTAGCTATACCGGAACGGTAGTAAAAAACCGAGTTATCGGAGGTGCGGGTAATGACGTAATGTTTCCGTTAATATCCTCTCTTAACGTGTGGACTTATAACACAAACGGAACGACTAAGGACAATTGGGATATTAAGAAAAATACCCATCCTATTTATTATAGTGATTTATTCCCAGCGATTAGAGTAAAGCGTGTATTTGATGCAATAGCTTCTAGCTTAGGTGTTACATTTCAAGGAGACTTTTTAAACGACACTCGTTTTACGAGGGCTTTCTTATGGCTAAAAAATAGTGAGCTATTTGAACTAAAGACGGTGGCTAATAAGTTAAACTTTCAAACGAATACTTCTACTACCGGCTCACAAGGAATATTTAACGTATTTAGCGATACGCTTAATTATGTAAAGCCTACCGCTCCAGAATATCAATCGCAATCTAACATTACTATTACGTTTAGCGTACCTAGTATTGGACAAGATGCACAAGAGTTTTTCTTCTACGTGTATAAAGATGGAGTTGTAGTTAATACGCAAAGCTATTTAACTCAGATTACTCCTATGTACTTAGAAGTGCCTTTAGGAGACTCGGGAGCTTATACGTTTTACATTGCATCTAAAGCAGCGATTTCGTTTACATCCGTGTATTACTATGAGACTGGTACACTAATTGGAGGTACTTACACTAAGGTAAGCGATTTAACGGTTACTCAAAGCACTACGCAAACTACTACTACTACGATGGACTTGGCTCAATATATGCCCGAGATGACTATCGAAGAGTTCTTTAGTGGTATTTTAAAGATGTTTAATTTAACGTGCTACTCAGATGTACCAGGTGTTTACAAAATTGAACAACTAGAAGGCTGGTATTCAAGTGGTACAATTCGTGATATAACCGAATTTATCATTAATGACGTTATCGATATCGAAAGAAGCAAGCCATACAAGAAGGTAAACTTTAAATATCAAGAAGCCGAGTCTTTCTTAAACGTAGAGTTTATGTCTCGTTCTAAAGTGCCTTATGGGGACTTGTATTACGAGTTAGAAAACGATGGAGAAGAGTATAGCGTAGAATTGCCATTTGAGACTTTACTTCATAACAAGTTTACAGGAACTAACCTACAAGTAGGATATGCGTTAAAGCCTAGCTTTATTCCTTATATACCTAAGCCGGTTATTCTTTATGATTATGGTACTACGCAAACCGTTTCTAATTACCATTTTAACGACGGTGCTTCTACTACTAACGAAACTCAGGCTAATATATTTGGACAAGACACTTTAATTAGCTCGGTAGATTATACCTTAAACTTTGGAGCGGAACAATCAACGTATACGGGGGCTATTGAGAATGAGTCTTTATTTAATAATTACTACGCTAATTACTTAGAGAATATCTTCGGGGTTAAGTCTAGGATAGTAAAGGTAAAAGCTATGTTACCTATTAGCCTTTTGACTAATTTAAAGGTAAACGATAGAGTAATTATTAGAGACAAGCGTTACATTATTAACCAATTTACTACCAATTTAACAAGCGGAGAAGTTCAATTTGAATTATTAACAGACTTTAGAACGATATGATAAAGCAAATAATGCTTTTGCTTAATGGGTTAGACCATTATGGGAGAAGCGAAACAATCGAGATAGCAAAAGGTAAAAATGAATATCCTAGTAGCTTTAAATCCACTTTTAAACAAATTAAACGATTAATAGAATGGCGGAAAAGAAAATAGTAGACCTCGTAATTAGGGATAATGTACAAGAAACAGAAAGCCATTTAAAAGACTTAACTAGTCAAATAAACGCTTCTAAAAAATCTGTAGATGGTTTAGAGCAATCTTTTGAGGGGTTAAATAATGTAGCAATCGATTTAGATGCAACATTCGAAGAGGTTTATGGGGATTTAAAGCCCTTAACTGCTCGTATGGGAGAAGCTGAGGATAGACTATATGAACTATCTTTAGCGGGAAAACAAGGGACTGCAGAATTTCAAGCATTATTAACTACGGTAGGTAATTATCGTAAGGTACAAATCCAAACGGATTTAGCGGTAGATAGTGCAGCTACTACAATGACTCAAAAACTAGGAGGCTCATTGGAGTACGTTTCTGGGGCATTTGCTGCAACACAAGGAGCTTTAGCCATCTTTGGTAAAGAGAATGCTGACGTAGAAAAAGCAATCCTTAAAGTACAATCCGCTTTAGCTATTACTCAAGGTTTTGCTGCAATGCGAGAGGGGGCTAATAGCGTTAAGCAATTAGGAGCTGCAATTAAAAGCCTTACACTATTTCAAACAATCTATAACTACGTTAATACCGCAACTACTACTGGATTAAAAGCCTTACGTATTGCGTTAGTATCTACTGGTATTGGTGCTATTGTTATTGGTGTAGGTTTACTAATTGCAAACTTTGATAAGTTAAAAAAGGTAGCGTTAAACTTAGTACCTAGCTTAGGTAAAGTAGGGGATACAATCGGTAACTTATTTAATAGCTTTACAGATTTTGTAGGCATTACATCTAAGGCAAGTAGAGAAATGCAACGTATGCAAGAAAATGCGGACAAGTCTCTAAAAAATAATGCTAAATTCTTAAAAGAGCATGGTAGCCAAATAGACCAGTATACTAAATCTAAAATAGATGCGGTTAACGAGTACAACGAGGCATTAAAAGAAGATGGCGCAAACCAAGTAGCACTTAAAAAAGAATTAGATAGAAAACTAGCTAAAATTGATAAAGAGCGTAGTGATGCTGACAACGCTAAAGCTAAAGAGAAAAAGGAAAAAGAGAACGAGAAAAACAAAGAAGCAAAGGATAGATTAGACGCTTACAATAAATCTATTAAGGATGCAATAAAGGCATATAATAATGAAATAGAAGACATTGAAGCCGACAATGAGCAAAAGCAATTAGACCTTTGGAAAAAGAGACAAACCGAAGAGATTAACTTATTAGCAAAAAATAAGAAAGATAAGGATGCTCTTTTATTAGCCTTGCAAGCTGACTATCTTATTAAGCAGAATGCTTTAAATTTAAAATCTGCTCAAGAGGCAGAGGCAAAACAAAAGGAAGCAGATGACAAGAAAAAAGAAAGAGACGATAAAGCTAGACAAGAAGGCGAAGAAGCAAGGGAGAATTACGAAAATAAGTTACGAGAAGATGCTAAGAAATTAAAATCTGACGAACAAGCTATTTTAGATGCTAGATTGTCGGCTCAATTAGGATTCTTAGATGCGGTTGGAGGTGCGGTTGCTGCATTAGGTAGCTTATTTGAGCAAGGCTCTGATATGGCTAAGGCTGCAGCACTTGCGGACATTGCAATAGGTACGGCAAAAGGATTTATACAGGGTTTAGATATTGCTCAAAAATCTGCAGCCGCAGCTGGCCCTGGTGCTGCTTTTGCATTCCCAATATTCTATGCACAACAAATTGGAGCGGTTTTAGGTGCGGTATCAAGAGCTAAATCTGTTTTAGAATCTGGTAATTCTTCATCTGCGGGAAGCAGTAGTTCAACTCCTCCTGCCTCTGCCCCACCTAGTTTTAATGTAGTAGGTGCAAGTCCAGCTAGTGCAAACCAAATAGCACAAAGTGTAGGAGGTAACCAAGCACCATTAAAAGCTTATGTAGTGGCTCAAGATGTAACGACTCAACAAGCACTAAATAGAAATATTGTTACTTCGGCTAGTCTTGGATAATTTGAAAATATAACAAAAAAAAATATAAACGTTTATAGGCTATGAGAATTGTTGAACTCGTAATAGAAAAGGATTTAGATGGTATCGATGCGGTTAGCTTGGTCGATTCTCCAGCTATCGAAGAGAACTTTATCGCTTTAAATAAGGAATACAAAATAGAATTTGCTGAGGTAGATTCGGATAAGCGTATCCTTATGGGAGCTGCTTTAATTCCTAATAAGCAAATCTATCGTAAGAATGGCAAAGACGAGTTCTACGTATTCTTTAGCGAGGCTACGGTAAAGCAAGCGAGTGAACTATTCTTAAAGAATGGCAACCAATCAAACGCAACGCTTGAGCACAAGGCTAAATTCGATGGGGCTACGGTTGTTGAGTCTTGGATTATCGATAACCCAGACATGGATAAATCTAAGCAATACGGATTCTCACTTCCTAAAGGTACTTGGATGATTTCTATGAAGATAGAAGACGAGAACGTTTGGAAACAAGTAAAGGAGGGTAAGTATAAAGGTTTCTCTATCGAGGGATACTTTGCAGATAAGCTAGAAATGAGTGGTGAGATTAATTTAGAGTCTTACTCAGACTATGGCGATGACGTTAAAAGCAACGCTCAAAAAGGTATTGAATTAAACGAGAAGAATGGCAATAAGTGTGCTACTCAAACCGGTAAGGTAAGAGCGCAACAATTAGCAAACGGAGAACCTATCTCGGTAGAAACTATTAAGAGAATGTACTCTTATCTTAGTAGAGCGGAAACGTTCTACGATAATGCCGAGTCTCAAGACGATTGTGGTAATATTAGTTATTTACTATGGGGTGGCAAGTCCGCTCTTAGCTGGTCAAGAAACAAGCTTAAAGAGTTAGACTTATTAGAGCTACAAGAGGAGGAGTTAATTAATCAAATCATAAATATTTTAAAAGATGGCGAATAAAAAATCAAGTCCGCAAGATTCTTCAAGAGCTTGCTTGTGCGAAGATGGCACTTACTCTAAAGAGTGTTGCAAAGGCGAGCAAATTAATCAAGGAATAGGTGCTTTAGTAGGGCAAGTAACCTCATCGGTAGTAAATACAAACGAACCAAGAGTTATAACAAGACAAAACGGATAAAATATGAACACACAAAAGAAAGTATTTGAGAAATTGTCCT